AATACTAAGGCCGCCTCGAGAGCATTTCTATTTATAGGGTCTAGAGTTTTCTCTCTCATGGTCTAGAGGTTGGCACGTGAAAGAGTACGGATATCCCCAAGGGTCTAGAGGTTTAAGCGTGTGAGAGTAAACAATGACGGAAATACCCTTAATGAGTTGACTGGTCTAAATAAATAAATATAAATTAATAGCAATTGGGCCTATGAATGAATCAGGCCAAAAAGCCCATCATCAAATTATGACATTAATATTTAGGCTAAAGCCCAATTATTCATTTATTTTGTTATTTATTCAATATCATTATGTGGGACCCACATAATAAGTGCAGACCTTCTATTCTTTCATTTCATTCCTTCTTGTTTTCAAGAAGCAAAATTACTCATGTTTATTGCCGCTGCGCGGCCATTTTTTCATAATAGTATTGTTGAGTGGACAATTAATTAAGACAAATCAATTAATTTTATTCGATCTTGACTAATCCGCTCATAATCAGGGAGGAAATTAGCCATAACTACTACATGTACATTACAAGTAGGATCAATGAACCCAACAGGCTCGTACTTATAACTATACACTGTCCTATTCTTAACCATCTCTAAGAAAGCATAATTAATAAAATCCTTATTACACCTAGGATAATCTATAACTAAATTACTCTGAGGCTTCTTACAATACATGTACATCATGTCATTAACCTTGCCACCAGGTAAATACAACCAGTTTTTGTTTAAACCCAGGTACTTGGCAAACTGGGATTTACCTTCCCCACCAGTGGGTCCGTAAACCCAGACGATAGTGCGGTCATCTGGATTCAAATTCAAATCCCCCGACAGACGCTCCTGCCACTCCTTTAATTCAAACGGAAAGGGATTATCAAGGGCCCACTGATGTGACACTTTCGTCATCTTCATCGCCATGGCTCGTCGATACTTCTGGGGTTCTTCGATCTCGTTATCCGAATTACCCAGCAGATCTTCCAATTTCCGTTTATTCGAACCACCGGCGACGTAATTCCCAAATTCATAGGGACCAGAAACCCTAGTTTCCTCTTTCATACAGTAATCGCGAGCTTCGTCAGTTTTCCGAGCTCACTGCTTCTCAAGATGGGGATTCAGATCCCCGAAGAGAGTCTTCACCTGTTTAAAGGTCCTCTGACCCTTACATTGCAAATATCCCTGCAGGTGGCGTCGACGAGTCGTGGGCGACTCTTCTTCCTGCCAACAGGCATAGCTCACGCAGGAATTCTCGAAGAGGGGAGTTAATTCGGGGAGAGAAGAAGTAGTGAAGAAAATAGTAAAGCACCAGAAAACAGACTTGACAGCAGCCATCTGAGGGAAGGGCAATTGAGAGAAATTTGGGGGGGGTCTAAATTCTCGAGGCGGGT